GCCTTTGGGTCTTATTTGGGTATCAAGCTCACCCGGTTTGATTAGTAAATGATTAGTTCAGGGTAATTGTGTTCCAGTTCTTTGGGCATTTTGTAGTATAATTCGTTGTAACACTCGCCAAGTTCGAACAAAAGCGGATGGTCGCTCAGTGGATCATCAGATTCCAGGTATGGACCAAGTACCCATAACAGGGCATCCATTAAGCGCTGATATTCATCCATTGTCAATTCAACTGTATTCATAAGTAAATGCTCATGCCCTTGAGACTCATTTTGGCATCTGGCACGCCTTTTTTGTTTGATTAATCCTCGTTTGGTTTCATGATAAAAATGGCTGGTGACGGATCGTCAAAGTCCTGTGCCTGAATGACCGATTTGAGAGTCACTAAGCGCATACTGCGGTTACCATCCAAGTCAGGATCCAGTTTCTCGTTTGGTTCCCAATCGCCTTTGTCAGCAAGCACCACATTCAGCTTATACATTAATGTTGACTGTGGACATACGCGAGCGGCAAACATGAACATGAAAAGTATGTCCCAAAGCCGTCCATCCACGTCCTGTACGTTTTCAAAACCTTCCGGCAATTCCACATATTTATCCCAAACAGCGCGGGTCAGGTAAACCGGATACTTGATACCAGCCTCTTTTGAAATCTTTTGATCGACACGGACTAAGAATCCATCTTCCACAGCCTGTTTGGTGCTGTAAGTGTCAATTACTTCCCAATCTGAAAAATCACTCATTTTGTTTCACTGTTGCCCTACAGATTTTTATTGGCATCTGGCTCGCCTGTTAATTTGAACCCAACTCAGATTGAGCAGACCGGATTCTTGTCAATGGGCGAATGTCAGTTTTGAAGTGAAGCGAGAAAGTGACCGAGTGCAGAGCAAGCTTTTCATTTCCCTTCAGGAAGGAGAAAAGCTCCCTTGACTTTTCCGGGATACGCAAATAACTTTGGTGAAAAATTGATAGAAGAAAAGCTCTCTATGTGATTTGTTAAACCTAAAAACCAAAAGGAAAGAAAAGAAAAAACCCGAAAGCTACTGGTAGGTTTCGGGTTCAAATTCAATCAACCAATCAATCAATCAAATTATAAGGGAAGAATTACCTCAGGGACTTTTAAGTTTCTCTTCCTCCTGCTGATTTCTCCTTTCTTGACGCAACTCACGTCTTGCGGCTCTTCGGGCAAGTCGTTTTTCTTTTCGGGTTGGGATCTGAGTAGGCAGGGAAATATCCTGCAAATTTCCATCACCTCTTTGTTTTAGTTTCCCGATTTGCTGGGTTTGCTCTGCCACAAATGTATCAGCAGCAACATTTAGTACTGTTGGCTTTTCGATCAACTTAATGGCTGCAACCATTCCGGCAATGATTCCTGCAAAAAGCAGAGCCAGGTATTTCCAGATATTTAAAAAGAATATTTTCATGGCTGCACGATTAATAATTCATTACCTGACCAGTTTCTTACATCCGAATGCACCCAGCTGACATTATCCTCGACGCAAGTAATCCCAAGTTCGCGCCAATGCTCCCGGATGTATTGCCTGACTTCGGCTGCTGACACCGTGAATAGTTTGTCGGATGCCCTTCCATGTGCATGTTGAGAAGTGAAACTGAATAAAGTTGTTTCCGGAGTCCTGATTCCAGACCAGTTCCGGGTTCCTCCATCCCACCAGTTATTGATTGTGACTGGGCCAAACTGATCCCTGAGCTTTTGATCAGCTGTGATCAGCCGTTTGTCCAATAGTCCAATAAGGATATGAGGGGTTGACTCAAATTTCAAATACAACTCTTTGGGAATGTATTCATCCAAATTGAGGTTAGTCGAAAGTTTAATTCTTTGCATCTTTTTGCCTGATTTTGCGGATTGAAATAAAAATGGTCAGTATACCAACGATTAATGAAATAACAAAGGCGGCAGTTTGCAGCCAAAAAGTTATTTCATCCTGTATGGCTTTATCCAGGTGAAGCATCGAGCCAAACAGAAAGGTTGCGATTGTGCCAAAGGCACCAGCATTAGGAGTTTCTTTCATTGCGTTTTTGATTTCAAACCTAGGTGAATGAGATATCCAACCAAAGGACAGGTTTACTACACTTTGAACCCTTTTACCTGTGTAGTTCCAATCCTATCTATAAAGAGTTCGCAGCTCATTTCTTCAATCAGGAATTCACCCTCACGGGTCCGGTACTTACTGCAAATATTGTAGATCACATGCCGAAGCACATTAACCGGCAGATCGAAATCTCCAGAAACAGCCAGCCGGTTCGACCAGAAACGATTCCAGTTTTTCCAGTAAAGAGGGAGAATCCCGGTATCTGCTTTTTCATATTCGAAGCAGAAATTTGCATTTTGGACTCCACCGGAATTGTTAGCCTTATTAATCATCAGGCGTGGCGAAAAGGCCTGTGTTTTTGCCTTCCAGGTGTTCATGTTACCCTGTTGGTTAACCAGTGTGAGCTGATCGTTACCATAGCAGCTGGACCACGAAGTTTTGATTTCTTCCACTTCTTCCCGGCCAAACTCGTGCCAGCCGTTTTGAAGGCCGATTGAGATCTCCTCCCAGCCTAACACATCGGTGGTGTCTGAGGCCATAGTCGATCCATTAACTTTCTCCTGGGTAATCCATTTATACTGATAGAAAGTATTGTTCGAACTCATGAGCCGGATTTCACCTTCTACCGGACTTGCTATTGCCCATATTCCCGGCCAGTCGGCAACCGGAGCCTTGATATCTACTCTTCGGTCACTCAGATCATTAAAACGTTCAGAAAAAACCAGATCATTCGAGTCATGCTCCCTGCTAAATTTTAAGGCTACACTTTTTTGCTCCCCTATTTCCCATACACCTAAGAAATACTCATCCAGATCAATTGCGGGACCAGTTAATAGCTTTTCCCTGGAAAGGATATTAACGGTATTATCGGGTAAAAAGTGAAAGCAAACGTTGGTCAGGTTTTGGGTGGATAGGATCAAATCGCCAACCTTCATCTTTGGAAGGTGGTTTATGGGTGTGACAATATAGTCATAAGACCTAGAGTAACTGTACAGTTTCACCCCTACTGAATGAGGCATATTGACCAGTATTATATTTCCTGATTCACTGATTCCGACAACCTGATCCTGATACAATAATTCTCCGGTTTGCAGGTACTGGGTCAGGGTGATGTCAAAATTGTTGTAAATACAAAGGTTCCGAAGCTGGGCATCTTCATTCAGAAAATTAATGCCGATATGAAAGTTGGTATCTTTCAAGGCCTCCCTTATCACATAGTTTAGGAAAAGGAAAGGAGTAACAACAGTCACTTTACCCGAGTCATAAGTGTTGTGTTTCTCTGTCAAAACTTGTAAGTCTATCTGAGATTCTTCCATCTTGATGTAAGTTCCCAGAAACAGCTGATTGACCTTACAACCAGTTGTCTTATTAAACAGGTAGCTCATCACCTGCGTGTCATAAGTTTCTCCCGTTGCCTGTAATCCCTTACCTGGAACATTATCCCAAACAGTACGCTTGATGATTAATCCTTTATCGGTAAAAAAGCCGTGGTTCACAATCGGGAATGCACAATAACAATGCTGATCTGGATTGTAATTTGGACTGCCCACCCAATCTATCTCCTGGGAGAATACCGGGATATCCAGCAGATCGCGCTGCTGTTCCAGTTCGCCCAGTACCCCGACCTGGTCAATCAGGGAGGCTTCGTAACTGGTAGCTGAAGCATTGGTAATAGTAAGAGTCCCGGCCATGAGAAGCACACCACCAAAACGGATTTCAAAGCCCGGGAATTTCTGGTTGGAGTTTCTTCTGTATTTTGCAAAGCGCTCCACAAAGCCAAATAAGGCACGGGTGTATTCATTAATTTGAAAGGTAATCCCAAGACCAAAGCTTCCTGGTATCTTATCAAAAGCACAAACCGGACTTTTCCATGTCAATTGCATGGAAAAGTCCACAGTCAGAGGTATGTTATTTCCGTTTAGGGTAAGGGTCAACATAGTTCCAAATTCCAGGTTTCAAATTCCACGCAACTCTCACTCACCTTTACCTAAACAAAATAGCTCAGCACTTCGCCGGTGGAGACATCTGTTGGTTTCTTTTCAAAGTCTTTTTCCTCAATCTTCTCGGTATGAAACTCCACCTCGATTTCTTCATTCTGAATGGCCTCGTACCTTTGGTTGTAATCCATGTTAGCTTTTGTCCAGGCAGCTGCTTTGGGCCATAAAAGAAGCACATGATTACCAATGGCCACGTCGTTGAGAACTTCTCCGTCTTTTAGCTCAAACTCCTTTGCCTTCTTTTGCTTGAGCTCACGAAACTCTTCGGCTAGTTCATCAATGTTTTCCGGTTTGCAGAATTTCAGGGCTTCTTCGGTCTTTTCCTGGATGCTTTTCAAGAGGCGAACATCACGGCCCAGGGTAATTGACTTTTTAAAGTCTTTGATCCCTTTCAGTTGTGATAAACCATTGGCGATAAGGATAACTTCCTTTCGCCTGATCGATAGTTTTTTCATCTGGGTTCTTGCTATTAAAGGGTTTCAATTTCAGAAAGAATGGCTTTGAGTTTGGTCGTTACTGCTGTAACAAGAGTTGTTGTAGCAGCAATCGATTCCACATTGTTGAAATTGACATTGTTACGCCCGCTCTGGCGGTCAATTGAGATACTTACCGATGAATCACCGTTTTCTGATATTGGAACATGACAGCTGATATCGCTGTTGGATACTGATACATTGATGTTCTTTTCAGAAACAACACACACACCAGATAAGCTGTTTGGCGTGAAGGTTTTTAAGCTACTAAACATGATTTTTACTTTTTAGAATTAAACATGGATCAAAAATGTGGCTTTACCTCAAGGGCAGAAAGGACAGTATTAAAAGGAACGGATTGCACGAACGTTACGGATAAAAGTGTACCTGCTTTCATTTGCTCCAGTCTGAACACCGGTTGATAAATTTTGAGTCCAGGCTTCTGATGCGCTATATTCTGTTGATGACCAGTAGGCAATCGTGCTGCCAAATCCCGCATTAATGGTCACCCTGTTCAGATACAGCTTGTTTAATTCATCTTTACTGGGAAGATACCAACCGGAATATCCACCTGAAGAATAACTCGCACATAACTTTGCAGCATAGGTTCCTGCTCCATATTTGGTCGTAATTATGCTTGTGTTTGAACTTCCTGCTCCCATTACGGATGAAGTTCCCAAATTCTGAGTGGTGGGTGAATTTTGCCAATATGTAGACCCCTGATCACTTGTTGCAACGATCAGTCCATGAGTTTGTCCGGCAACATAACCGGAATCCCCACTTACAAAAATATAGGCGATTACGCCTCCCTGGTAACTGCTTCCTACTGCCAGAGCATTACTTACTAATTCATTCTGCGAAGGGCACCTGGTACTACCGGTTGTTGATCCGGATATCGTAACCTGGTACCTTGCCAAAATCTGTGTACAATCCATTGTTAAAAAATCATTGGTACCGGGAGTGATCCCTGATTTTGGGGTAAAGTTCAAACGCAAAAAATTCTCAGTTACTAATCTGTAATCACCTGCCATTTGATCGTGCTATTTCGAGTTCCTTAATCCGTGCTTTCAAATCCATTATCTCCATTTTCATTGCTACAACTTTTTCGTCTTCCTGCTGAATGGCTTTGGTCAGCAATCCCAGATGATTACCGAAGTTGTGCGATTTCTGATCGATGCCTGAAAGCCAGGGATGGGTATCCTCAGCAATAAACCCGATGCCAAATGACCCATTGGATTTTAGATTATACCGCTTAATATCAACATTACAAAGAAACCCCAACGCATCGATATTAAAGTCTGTGATATTATTCTTTAATGCTCTTGATGAACCGCGGTAAACTTCTGATCCTGTTATTGTGGATGATGCATTGATTGTTCCTGTAACAGTCAGAGCTGCGGTGGCAAAGGCGTTTGATGAACTTCCGTTAATGGGTGCATACGAATGTGTGTGGGTCGTGATAAGTCCTGTGAGAACATATTCAACAACTGCTTTTGTCATGGATACGTAAGGACTTTCATTGTACAGAGAAACTGGAAGACATCCGGCGGCAGGAGTCGTACCATTAATCTGTATTCCTCCTCTTACTGCGGATCCTGCCAAGGGTAATGTATAAACTCCACCCATAGCTACCCAAGACCTAACTCCGGCTGACGTTGATGATAACACGTAACCGCTGGTTCCGGGATTTCCAAGCGTTGGTTCGTAGCTGTGTGTATGCGAGCTGATCGTTCCGGTCAGCACCGCTTCGACCTGCGCTTTTGTGATCGAAGTGAGATATCCCGCACTTGTCCATGGTGTACCAATTCCCCAGTTGGAACCTGTCCAGTATAGGCTTCTGCCCGAATAACTTCCATCCAGAGAAACGGGTATATATACATCGGAATGACTCTGTATCGTATGTGAGAAAGTTCCAAGGGTTAAATCACCTCTCAGATATTGCTGATTTGTTCCTGTTGTTATAGCAGCTTGAATCCCTGAATCAACAAGTGTTTTATTTGACCAATATCCGCTCCAGTAAAGTAGTATCTGACCATTACTTAGTCCTGAGAGAAAGGTATCTGAGTGCGTTCCTATGGAATGTGACGGCAAGGATGTCAGATAACCCATCCCTGTCCAGGGTGTCCCGGTCACATAGGTATTGGTATCGTAACTAATCACCCCTGCTGTTGACTTTACCAGTCCTGTGCCTGATAGGGTTGCCTGGTATCCGGAATGGGTATGACTGGTCAGCGAATACAGTCCTGCATGGTTTCCCCACCCAAAAGCTGTATTCCAGTTGGAGGAGTTATCTGAAAGTATTGTGTAAACTCCCGAAGAAGCCCCACGCAGCATGATTCCCTGGCTTGTAAAGTCTCCATCGACCAAAACATCAGCATGCGATGTTTGTGAGGTCAGGTAACCCATCGAAGTCCAGGGTGTTCCGGTTACATATCCCATGCCTGTCCATGGAGTTCCTGATACGTAAGTTGTGGTATCTAATGTCCAGGTATCGGCTGCCGTTTTCTTCAGCAAACCGGAGGTTCCGGCCAGCGCTGCGATAGCCGTTAGATCTGCATCCAATGGCTGATAAACTCCCAAGTGGTTATGACTCGTTAAGGAATAACCTGAAAGATCGTGGGAATGAGTACTGATCACACCAGTCAGAACGGCTTCCACCATTGGTTTTGTGATTCCAGTCAGATACCCCATACCAGTCCATGGTGTCCCGGTCACATAGGTATTTGTATCGTAACTTATCACCCCTGCTGTTGATTTTACCAGTCCGGTGCCGGATAGTGTTGACTGGTATCCTGAATGGGTATGACTAGTCAGCGAATATAGTCCGGCATGGTTTCCCCAGCCAAAAGCTGTATTCCAGTTAGCTGAGTTATCTGAAAGTATTGAGTAAACACCGGAAGTGGCCCCACGGAGCATGATTCCCTGGCTTGTAAAGTCTCCATCAACCAATACATCTGCATGTGATGTTTGGGAGGTCAGATAACCCATACTCGTCCATGGTGTACCGGTTACATATCCCATGCCCGTCCATGGTGTTCCTGATACATATGTTGTGGTGTCTAATGCCCAGGTATCGGCTGCAGTTTTCTTCAGCAAACCGGAGGTTCCGGCCAGCGCTGCGATAGCCGTGAGATCAGCATCCAATGGCTGATATACTCCCGAGTGGTTATGCACAGCTGTAGCATAATAACTACCATGTTGTCCGTCCAAAAGATCAGCATTAAGATTGGTTACTACGTTCGTGTTACTCATAACACCTCCCGATAACAATAGATAAGGATGCGAATGGTTATAGGCAGCCACATTAACACCGATATCAACCGCTGTTAATAGTCTTGTATCTGCTGTAGCACCTATTTTCTGATACAAACCATCCATCTTAGCGGAGAAACCAACGAATCCGGACCCCGGATCATTAAGGTTTATTACCGCTAAGATGTCAAGTTGTGCAAGCTGTTTTCTTGAAGCCATAATCTTTATTTTAGCCCATGATTACTACCGTGTATTGACCGGCCGTAGGGGCCACATTGAAGTTGAAAGTGGTGACGTTAACACTGGTGTCTATAATCTCACATTCCACGGCATCAAATGGAGCTGCAGTTCTTGATATGACCGCAATTGTGGCCATTGTATTAAGTCCATGCGTAACCGGATAAGTCAAAGCTGCACCGTCACCAATTGTCTGAGTGAATTTACGAACCAGGGATAAGGTTCCGGTCGTACCTAATGCCTGTTTTAATTTCAACGGGGTAACCGCTCTTAAATCATCAGTTCCTGCAGCAACTTCAGCCGTTGTCGCAATTTCAATGATTCCCTGAGCGGTTTCTGAAGCTGAAATAATGTCTGGTATGTTTTTATTGACAGTTGTCCAGTGCGCTGCCAGAGTTGGATTATCCTGTTTGGCAATAACCATATCACCAATCTGAACATCTTCAGCAAAGAATGTTCCGGCAGTGGTAACCACATAAGTCCAACCTGTTTTAATCCCTCCAATAGGAGTTGCATCCAAAAGTGGAGCGTTGGCTGCTGCATCATAACCACCTTTGTAGATTAAACTTCCGGAAATCGTTGTATTGATGGCATTAATCAATTGCAAGACCTTATCCGCAGAGAATAATTCAGTAGTTGCCCCCAGAATAGCAGCATCGTTAATTACCCGATGTTTGGTGGCATCGGCAATGTGGGTATCAATCTGGGCATGTGTATTTGTCCCAACTCCGGAAAGATCAGTATGCGCGAGCTGTTGAAAGTTTGCCGCCGCGGCTCCTGAAGCCCGAAGGACCTGACCGGCTGCCGCTCCGGAGATGGTGTGTTCCGCCCCCAAAGCCAGATTGGTTGCGATTACGTGCGAAGTTGGAGTTCGGGCGTTAGTCATTCTTGTGTCGGAACTGATTACAAGTGCTTGCCAGGTTGTTCCGTCATAGAAATAAACCAACTTGTCGGTAGTGTTCCAGTAAACTCTACCAGGTGACGGGGTTGGAGCTGTTGCTAAATTTTCAAGCCTTGCCTGAAGGAGCTGATTTAGAGCCAGGTCTAAATCAATTAAAAACGTCTTTTTTGCCATTTGATTTTAGTTTAAATCGGCAAAACCCGCCAGGGCAGCCGAAAAGGTTAATACAATCATATTCTCATCTATTTGTTTTACATCTCCTTCGTACTCATTGCCGGAAACGTCTGTAATTGTTACTGATGGGTATTTGGCCAGATTATGGGTGATTTCCCATACTCTGGAAGGATTTACCTGTTCATGGTGATAGTGTTTATCCCCAACCTTATTCCATTTATTGTTTTCCCTAAGTTCGAGACCTTTCTCGGGTGTAAACTGGATCGTTCCATCCTTGGGTTCTATAAGCTCACCCTGCGCTGTTCTGTGATCGTACTTTTTAATCTGGATGCCATTAAAGAGTTCAAGCAATCCTGACTTAAAAAGAATAAGTGCATCTTCACGGTTGGAATCATTGATTCCTTTTCCAACTGTTATTAGCCTATCGATTGCTTTCCACTGATCAGGGTTTGCCAAAGGATCTTCGGTAGCATAACTTCCCAATACCAATTCCCTAAAGGCCCTTGTAATAGCTCCAATGCCAATGGCTGTTGACTCATTCCCATTAATGGAATGATCCTGACCCAACGCCTGACCATATTCTACATCCTGACCTAAAATATTAAGGAGCCATTTCTCAGGATCACGATCATACTTTTCATTGTAAAGACCGGGATACTCTCTCCAAAGCGAGTCGATCAGCTCCTTCATATTGGGATCTTTCCAAATATCTTTTAGTTGCACTCTGCCTTTCATCGGTGAGCCTCCAGAATTTTGATGTCCAGGTTCTGAATATCTTCCCCGCTATCAAAAAGTTTGTTATCACCAGGTTCAATGTTTACCGGAATAAGTTTTTCCGGATTCTGAGGATCCACCATCCAACACTGTTTTGAACTGAGAAAATCCCGCAAAGCGAGTATTTCAATTTGTGATTTTGGACCCGTGTTCAGTTCCCAGGTTCGTTGTGAGCTGGACGAAATAGTTTTTTGACTGGCAACTTTGGATCCGGCCAGCACAGGAACTGCCCGGTATGCAATTTCGGATTCGGTTTTAAGGCCTTCGGAGTATGGACCGGTAAGCCATATACAATCAATACCAGAGAGAGGATTAACGTAAATGAAGGTAAAGGCTTTTTCGTAATAGGCATTATCAACGATATAGGTACGCCGCTCTGAAATTTCGTTTTCCGAGTCATAAAGCCAAAAGGTATAGCTGAGTATTATTTCTCCAGGCTTAAGATCAAAACCTACAAAAGCAGGATTAAACGAGAACTCAAGTAATCCACTTACAGGGTCCAGTACGCAGGTGCCTGAAGGCTTGTAAAGACGAGCAATTTTCAGGTCTGTTTTTACTGAAAGTATCCAGTTCGCATTATGGATGTTGGTCCATCGGGAGAGATACCAGAGCTTAACGATCTGTGTTGGAGAAACAACCTGGTTATTTGGAAGGTGAGTCAGGAATTTACCACCTTCAATGTATTCACTGGCAAAGCTTTTGCCCGAGTCATTCAGAATACCCAGTTCATAAGGCCGCAGTTTGCCTTTGATGACCGTGAGTGAATTATTTGTGGACAGGTTGTTCCATGACACCTGACGATTGCCAGCCGTATCTGTCCATACCTCACCGATATCGAGAGTAACCGAAAAAGCTAATTTCGGATGAGCAGTAACAACGCCAACAGCAGGGAAATCGAAGTCGTAGTTCACCGGTTGATCGATGAATCCGGAGATATCGAAAACGGATATTAAGTTCTTTGGTGCAATTTCTTCCACAAAGGGAGATCCCATCAAGGCATCACAAGTAACCTTAACCGTTAGTTTGTGATTTGGCTTTACTCCACTTGCAGTAACAGTTATTTGAATGGGATTGCCTGATAAATGCACCAGCCCCCCTGTTATTTCATGCGTAACTAACATTGAAAAGGTGTTTTAAGCGTAAAAACAGAAATGAGAAATCAATAAATCCATTAATATCTAAATCAAATGTATGAGGATAGGGAAAGGCAGGAAAGGACAAGTTCGACAGGCTCTATTACCACCTATCTTTTCAATCCGCTGTTGGTAGTTTTCTGGTATTGTTCCCGTTTGCGCTCATAAGCTTCGATAGAAATAGATGGGTTCCAATTTTTCAGATCAGACACAGCCAAAGCCAAGGCTGATAAAATCTCATTTTGGTTTTGGTCGGTTGGATTCACACCGGATAGTTTACTAAGCAAACTGTTTAGTGCTGAACTGGAAATAGAATTTGCATCAGTGGTGTAACCACCCGAAGAAAAACCTTTGGATTTACTGGCCTGATATGCTCCCGGAGTAATGGTATATCTGGTTTGCCTCATGTTCTCCAACCCAGCCACCATCATGGCTATCTGCGGATTGCGAAGCATATCGGCAGGGATAACATATTCCCCTTTGTGAACTATGCCGGCAGGTTCATTCTTTCCTCCCGCGCCTGTATATCCACCAGCGGCATAACCTTTGGGTTGTGAGAAATTGGCAATTGACTGAGCCACGATCGAAGCGATACTGCCAATGGCAGAAGCGGTATTAATGGCTACCCAAGGCATCCCCAGTGTTAATGGAAATGTGGCTACTGCTTTGGCGTTGGCAATGGCGGTATTAAAGATGACCTGGCCTATTGCAGCTGCTTGCTGAAAAAGGAACATTGCTTTTCCCATAGCGGTTTCTTTTCCAGCCAGTTCAGCCAAACCACCAAACAATGAATTTGCAGCAGAGAAAACAGCATCACCAATTTCCTGTTTCTTGGCCAGTTCATCAAGTTTGATTTGAACAAGTTTATCCGAAAGACTGCGCTCAGCCACAGCAATTTTAGCGGCATTATCATTGGCATCAATCAAATCCTGCTGATATTCTGCCTGGGCCATATCACGCTTTGCTGCAAACTCTTCCTCGTCCGTTTTCGCTTTCGCCTGACGAATAAGTGCTGCATCCATGATCCGTTGCTCATTTTCTGCCTTTTCCAGGTCAGACATTATTTTCAGGTGAGCGGTTGTCTTTTCCTGGATGGTTTTGTTGATGGTATCATTAAGGGCTACTTCCTGATCTTTCAGATCCGTTTTATCCAACAGTTGTTTTTTTAGTCCAGCCAGTTCATCTGCCCAACGGTTTTCCTCAATGGCCTTCTGCTTTTTGATGCCCTCTGCAAGGTTTTCCACCTTGGCATCGGCCAGTTCTTTATCTGTCTTTTCCAACAGGTCTTTGACTGTTTTTTCAGCATCTACCTGCAATTGCAAAGACTGGGAATAAGCCGCTTCATATTCTTTGCTTCCCTTCTCATAGATAGCCATTTTAGCCTGCTGAAAATTGATCTCTTCAATCAGCATGTCGGCTTTGAACTGATCTTCTGATCCTTTTGTTTCTAAATGGCTTTTCTTGATCATTGCCATTTTTGCCTCATGCTGCGCTGTGGCATTATCAATGAGCGTTTTCAGCCTTTCTTTTTCCTTCTTTTCAGCTTCTGAATCCTGTTTGTCATCCGCTTTTCCTTCTTTTTTTGTTCCAAGTTCATTGAGCCGATCAATTTCCTTTTGGATAGATTCAATCGATTTATTACGGGCGGTTATCTCAGCTTCAGTCGATCGTGGCATTTTGTTGGCCGTTTCCAGCTCCAGCTCTTTTGCCCGGACAAGGTCAAGAATAACACCAGTACCAGCGCCTCCGTCCACTCCGGATTTGGAATCTTCTTCCTTTTGTTTCCTGGTTACCGATAGCAGTTTTTCTTTCTGCAGTATGAGGGCTTTCTGCTGCTCAGTCATATTTGAAAAAGCTGTATTGGCATTGCGTCCCTGGGCTACAGCAGCATTTCCAAAGGATAGCAGGCTGTTGCCCAGAGCTTGCCAAAAGGTTACATCGGCACCTTTCCCGGATGACAGATCAAGAAGCTCTTTTTCGATATCGATCAGTTTCTCTGATGCTGCCTGAACAAATGCTTTTCTTTCCAGTGCCTTGATATAAATATTAATGGAATCGGTAGCCTCTTTGGTATAGACATTTTCCAACTGGATATTTCCAAGGGTAACAGGCGAAAGTTTATGCATTTCTGCAATGGCTTGAAGACGCTCTGCATCTGAAAGTTTCTTGTTTCGTGCAGTAGCCAGTAAATCTTCGATGGCCAGCTTTTCCTCCACGATCCTTTTTTTAGCCTCCAGATTCAGTTCGTTCATCATTAACTGCGTTTTTTGTGCAGCTGTCATCTGCCCGGAATAAAAGTAGAGCGCGGTACCTGCTGCAACGACTAACCCGACAAACAGGCCTATCGGGTTTGCAGCCATGGCAGCGCTGAAGGCCCGGAACTGGATCGAAGCCACGGTCAGGTTACCAGATAGCAGGGCAACACCTGCATTATAAAGTGAAATAGCAGCAAACTGGGCGGTAAAGGCAGCTGATTGAAGCCACCCTGCGACAATACCTAAGAGTGTTTCTTTATTCTTCCTCGCTTCCCACATGGTTGCCAGTTTGGCTGCAATGGTATAGGCAGTAAGCGAATAAATGAGTGATAGGATCAAAACCTTATGCCGGGATATAAAATCAATGGAGATGGTTAATGCCTTAATGAAATAGGTCAATCCACTGGTACTTACCTGGAGCGCCGGAGCCAGTTTTTCACCCAGTTCAATACTCATTACATTAAGCCGGTTTTTGGCCTGGGCAAGTTTTGCATTATTATTACCGGTATTAATGATTGCCTGTTCAATGGCCACATTGGTCCCTGTTACTGCCTTCTCATATTGCCTGAATTCTTTCACATTCTGAATCAAGGTATTGGCAACGTTGATGTTCTCAAGGCCAAACATTTTAAGTTGTTCCTGTGGGGTAAGAACTTTTTTAGCCAGATTCTCCAAGGCTGTTCCCATCCCAACAATGGCCGGGTTGGTATCATCAGCCCCCAGTTGCAGATGGAGTAACATTCCACGTAGTCCTCGACCTGCAATTTCTGGTTGTGAAAATCGGGGTGCAAGGGTTTCCAGTGTTGCTGTAAGGGTTTCAATGGAGAGTCCGGCCATGGAAGCAGTGGTTCCTGCTTTTTCAAACCCTATGGTCAGGTATGGTATTTCTCCGGCTCCTTCCTTTGAACCAGCTCCCAGAACATTAATGATCCGGCGGGCCTGGTCTGCTGACACATTATACTGGTTCATCACCATAGTAAGCCCTGAAATGGCAGGTTGCAGTTCAATCTTAGCTGCGTTAGCCAGTATGATAGCTTCCTTGGTAACATCGACCAGGGCCTCTTTATTCTTAAGTAGTTCAGGCCGGGCTGAACCTACCTTGGTAAAAGCATCAACGATTTGCTGAGCCGATTGGGTAACACGTATTCCCCCTTCCAGGGTGTCTGTTGACATCTTCTTGGCCGTTTCTCCCAGCCATTCCAAATCTTTTCCTGCCAGACCGGTCAAAGCAGACAAGTTATCCAGACGCTCTTCAAAATCATTATAGGTTTGAATAATTTGTTTGACTCCCATCACCAGAGCTACCGAAGAAGCCAAAAATGCGGTAACCATCGAGAAATAGTCATTAAACATCCTGCCGATGTTACGCATCGACCATTTGCTTTCAATCTGCCCAATGTCTGCCCGGTGCTGATCGATGATGGTTTTAAGCTGTTTGATTTTGGATGCTTCGGCTACATATTCTTTGGACCCGATGGTCATTCGTGCCTGGGTGTTGATGGTTTTGTTCATTTCGGCACGGATGCTTGCAATGTCATTGGTGACTGCTGTCCGTTGATGTAAAGGTTGATTCGCCTGTTGTAGGAGGTTGCCATGGTTGAAGATTAAAGCCCCACCCAAACCCTCCCCATAAGGGAGGGCTTAAAGAATGGCTGCGATTGTTTAGGCTTCAAATATCAGGTTGGCTAACAGTAGTGGAAAGGACAGGAAAAAGTGGATTTTCTTTACATGTTCATATAACTTGTAAGAAGAAGGGCAAAATGTTTACAGATTATTTGATTCTCATTCGGGTGGCATTTACCGCAGCATCAGCATTAATATTGGCCAGTTCATCGGCCAGGACAGGAACATTTCTATCCAGTACAGGATTGAACCATTCAACTGCCACACGTTCGCGAATTCTGGCAGGATACCTGGCGGTTCGGGTAACTAATCCATTTCCGTTTGATTGATATCCACGACCAACACCTTTATGAACAAATACTCCATGACGTTCAAAGGAGAATCCAACGTAATTGGCCAAACCAAATTCTTTCCCAACTTTGCTCATGATACTGGCTGCTAATTTCTTTTCGGTTTGTTTGCCACCATCGCGTAAAACAAATGATTCTGTTTTCCCATCTGAGAACCATCTGGCACTTCCTCGAAGAGAGCTGCGAACCATTGGAGCCCACTTCTGGACCAGTGCATTCTGCTCTTGAATGGTTTGGGGATCAGGTTGGCTACCGGTTGATTGGGAAACGTATCTTGATGCTTTTCCTTTAAAGTTTCCGTTGGTTCCGTAATTGTTCTTAAGATATCCCATTCTGTTCGATTTACAGGATTAACCATTTATCCGGGTTCACTTCATTACTGCGTGGTGAAGTGAGAACATAAGTGTATCGGATTCCGTAGTTTCCATCAGATTCATTAACCAGGAGTGATGCTTCAACGCTTGAGAAATCAAAATCACGAATAGCCGGAGCCAGTGGATTTCGTTTATCAGCTTTCATCCGGACCAGAAGTTCATCCCCGATTTCTTCCATGTTTTCCCAGGCTGATTGGATGGCATCAAAGTCAGTCTGATCGGAAACATGATCGATCAGCATAAAAGCGCCACGACGGTTTTTAAGCAGATTATCACTTTTATCATCGGTGAAGTCATAGCCATACCCTTCAAGAATGAGAAAAGGGTGCTTCACATCCGTCCGGTTAATACCACCCAGCACTTCATCGACTTCCATCCGGAAGAAATGTTTTTCGCTGTCCGTGTGACCGATATCCTTATGCAACCTTGCAAGGTTTTCGAAATAAGAAACGAGCTGAGAGAATTTTGCTGCCATAACTTGGAGTGATAAATGGGTGTTTACTATTTATGGGAACGGGCATTTTCTTTGTATTTTCGGGTCATATAGGCAAAGATTGTATTGACCGGCTTTGCCGCCCAAATTTCATCATGAATGATATCATCACCCACGAAATTTTGAAAAACCTTGATCCAGATATTGGGATCTCTTTTGATTTCTTGTTGAGCGATATCCCCATCTGAAACTGTCGGAATGGTTGTCAATTCTACAATGGAGTGAAAAATCAGGGGATAAGCCATTGCTAGCCACTCATGCATTAACTGGTAATTCAGAACAATAGCCTCGCGGATATTCTTATCAATTATTCCAATTTGAGGATGGCGGCTTTGTATAAGCTTTTCATCAAAATGTTCATCTTTTCTCAAGTAAAGGGAAGCGATGAATTTATTCAAATCCGTTTCATCGCCTGACTGCTGGTAATTGGCAAAATAAGTATCTGCAAAAATGAACTGGCCGAAGGTAATTCCTTTAAGTTTGCCTTCCGGAGCACACAAAATCATTCCCTTTCGATAGATGGTAATCTTGCTGATTATAAATTCATGAAAAGGAGACTGATCGCCAATAAACTCAAATACTTCCATGAGTTTGTATCGTTCAAAATCCGACAATTTATTGAGGATCCCTTTTCCCAATCCTAACATTGCTTTCAGAAAATTTATGTCTGAGATTGCCGATTTGTAAAGGCAAGCAATTGCAATCAGTTGCTTTTGTGTCACATCACCCCAATTTTGTGGTACGTTACTGTCAACCTTTCGAGTGAATTGCAGCCAACCAATAGGACGATAATTTACTTCAATTTTTAACATGCCCAGAATGTTTTTTTGTCTGTATTGGTCCGTCGCAGTATATTCCCTGTTTGTCCGCAGTAGGCTGGCCAGTCATTTGCATTTACAATGAGGTAACTTTTTAGCTGCTCCTGATAATTTTGTCCAATGCCTTTGTTGCGTTTAGCAAGAAAATTAATCCGTTCGCTTTCTGAAGGCTGTTTGTTTGTCAATAGATTATTATAGGCGTCAATACTTTCGAAGTATAAGCCTTTCTCCGTAAGATCTGCTCCGCTTTCTTCCATTAAAAGCGCCGTTGCCAGATAGGCTGTGGTTTTTTGAATATATGGAAGGATTGCTGTCACTTTTGTTGATGGTATTTTCTTCACCATTTCCAATTTTATTTCATTGAAGATAGCTTCGCCCAGAACCGGTTTGATGTCCAGATCTTCAACCAGTTGCATGGGGGATTTCAGCCGAAGGAAAGTCAGCCGACTGTGATTAATGAAAATGATTGCGTTGAAAGTACTGGTATCCGGGATAAAGGATGATTTCAATAAGGTCCATCCATCTGAATCAATAAATGATTTGAAATTGACCGGTTCTGCTTCGGACTTCTTGATTTCCATCTCGAGATAAAAAAGGATTTCATCCAATCCATTGAACCCAGTTGTCTTGAAATACTCTTTCAATTCAACTTCCTGGTATTTAAAAAGGCTTTTTACCTTTTCGTTTTCGGTTCGTTTGAACCCTCCATCGGAGATGGTGGCATTCAATACCTGAAACCCGGACCAATAGGTCAGGTGAATCAGTGTCCGTTGCACCAGTGACAAAAGCTCGCTGAAAAGAATATTCTGCCCTACCATTGGAGTTTCTGACGGACTATCATAGAAATCCTGCAATTCTTTGAATAATCCGGGTCCAAGCAATGGTCTCAAGTAAGCAGTTTCTGCATTCTGGATATGGGGTTTTAGCCTGTTAAAGTCGGTACCTGCACCAACTGCCAGATATTGTTTGATTTCTTCGATGGTTTTGAATAGCATTACGATAAGGTTTTAGTTGTTCCGGCACCAGAATCGAGGGTCGTTAGAACGGTATTTCTGAAACGCCATTCTATATTTTCATCTCCACCATTGTATCGGTGTACAATTTCGATAGGATCAAGCATGGTTTGTCGGTCAAGCCAGGCATTTGCTACGTTGATAAGGTAAGCTTCCCTGATATTGCTTCCTCCTGAGTTTCCAGCATAGGCTCCACCGGGCATCCCCGCTCCCATCACATTTGGATTAACCATGATGGCAAACATGATTTCAGAATTTGCTGCAGCTGAAGTAACCAGGTTCTGTTCGCTGTTGAGCTTGTTGTTTAGCGGTTCGATAATCCATTTCTCCTCTGCCTTGCCATTCATTGGATTAATCTCGAAGAAAGTAAAGATTGGCTTATCAGCGTTATCCACCCCGCAAAGATTGGTTTCCACATCATCCATATAATCCTCAATGGCTTTCTTGCGCAGATCGATTGTTGCGAATTCGTTGGCAGGGAATTGACGATCCCAGAAAGCATATGGAATCTGGATATGCCATTTCCAGGTAATTTGATTGGTGTACGCTTTTTTCAGGAAAGCCGGTACCATACTTGCAATATCTATCCATCCGGCCAGGTAGGCTGCAAACCAAAGGGGCGCGGAATAATACTCGTTATTGCTCCAGGAATCACGAATACACATCACCAGTGATTTTCCGTTTGTTTTTCCAGCCCAACGGCGACGTTCCAGATCAGCGTAAGGATCATATTCATCCAGAACATCATACACGGTATATTCACCTTCTGATGGTGTATCAGGGAACCTACCGGATACGATACAATTTTCAACTACTCCATCTTTATTGGCCACGGTCAACCGGCAGTATTTTGAATTGATGGCATTTACTCCAACAATCTGACTTCCATCAGAATTGAACAGGAACTCCACAAAAGCAACTCCGAGCTTCAGGTAATCGCGGATTGCTTTTTCCATATATCGTCGCATCACGCGGCTGTTGGCAAAAATGGTTAATGAAGGATCTTTGGGAGCTTTTAGAAGTTCATTGCCTTTATCATCATAGCCGGTAACAATACAGGGATAAATACCTTGGCCCAAGGTAAAATTCCGGGTAAAGCGCAAGCCAGTGTTCAGTGTTCCTACCTTGTTGATTATCTCTTCCGCTTTTGAAGGCCAATCGTTGTTTGATCCCCAGCTGGCAATTTCGTAATTGCCAATAGTGGTGCGATTCAAATCGATTTTCGCAGGTTTAGGATTCGCTGAGTTTGGCTTATCAGCCGGAACCCCGGTCGTTGCTCCCATATAGCTTCGTCCAGAAGCAAGCAGTGGCACACCTTTAGCATTAAAAATAATATCTGCCATCTTACATTTTTACCTTTATCCCATTATACTCGATCAATGAATCAATACTTACAGGAGTGACATGACCACAGGCGTTTCCGTTTTCATCCACCGGAAGAACTCCACGCATCCGGTTTTCTTTCATATTCATTTTTAGTCCGGTAGCCACTGCCCGGGGTATAAAAACCAGTTCTCCATCTTTCTTTACAAACTTGATTGAAAAGACAATTTGTTTTCCCTGCGGAGTTTCCCTAATCTCCAGTTCTTTTAGAACAAGGTTTCGGCGTATTGATTCTACTTTTGGTTGAGCCATTTGATTTTTGATTTATCCGTCAGTTGGCGGATGATGATTAATGAATCAAATGTAAGTTGCAGGATTATGGGGAGAAAGGACAGTTTCGACTGGTTTGATAAGCTTAGACAATTGGTCATTCAATAAAAAAAGCCCTGCATTTCTGCAGAGCTATGCGGGTTAATTTTGAAATACTCTTTTAGACAACGTTCTTGTCCCCATCGCCCGCGAGGTGTTGGCTCAAACTTACCAGCATTTCAAAACTTAAGTTAAAGGTATAAACAATCTTTTAACTATTAATTTCCCAATTCAGAATCTATGTCAAACCTGAGCGAACAAAAAAATGGAGGCGAAGCCTCCACTCTTGGTTAAAGGTTAATTTGCTCTTCAACATCTTTGATTTTCACATCCAGGGTTCGTTTCATTTCGTCGATAACAGAGGTGATCACTGCTGAGTTGGAAGTTTTGAACTCATTTCCATTTGAATCTCGCAAACTGATCACAGAACTGAGAGAATCAGCTCCGATCTGGAAGGTTTGCAACTTGCGCCGTGAATCATTCAAGGTCTTCCAACGGTCGATCAGTAAAGATAGATCTTCAACTCTTTGAATCCTTTCATCCAGAGTCAGCTTCCGCGGTGCTTCGACTTCGTCTTTCACAATGGTCAAAACCGGAGCAACTTCTACTACTTCAACTACTTCAGCAATTGTGGCTGTTTTTTCTGCAACATTTGATTTACCCAT